TTGCGGATGCAGTTACTCTTGGATCACCGTTTACAATCTCTGTTACATTGTTTATAATTGCTTCTTTTAATGAATCAGTCATAGGCTCAAACAAAACGTCCCAAATGATAGTCCCAAACTCGGGATTTTCAAGTTTTTCGCCTTGTCTAATATGAAAGTGATTCAGTAAATCTTGTTTAATCAAGCCAATGTCATACAATGCATAAGAAGTATTGTCAGAATTGACTGTGCTAAGACCTTTGTATGCTCTGCTTTTTACAGGAGGTCTTTCTTTGACGTTTGATGATACTTTAACATTTCTTACTGTATTTTTTTCTAAACTGCTCATATCAATATTTATACACCTTTCTTGAACGTATCTGGAGCATTATCATAATCAAATGCTGACGTCATTATCAATTCAAGGTTCCTATCAGTTTTAATTGGTGTATACACTTCAGGGTCAACGTTTTCGTGATGTGACCACGGCTCATGCTGTGGCAAGCGTCGATGCAACGAAGTTGTAGCGGTAGCGGTAGCGCCGGGCAAGACGTGTGTGTATAACGGAGTTACTGCGGTAGCGGTGGCCGCCTGCGGTCCATTCATATGGATCTGTGGAGCAGTTTCTGTATGGTTGCCTCCTGAGTTGATGTCCGTTGTGCCTCCTGCTGTAAACTTGTTTGCTCCAGTTGTGTTTACATCATAATCTAACAGTGTTGTAACTTGATTGTTCATTGCAACGTATGTTGTCATGTTTGCATTAGTTTCAACTTGTATGTCTTCTTTTGATAACACGTTAAAGTTGCGTCCTGCGTTTAGGTTAATGTCTCTATCCGCTGTCAGATTGAAATCGTTTTCAGTGTGCATACTAATACTGTCTTTTGAATACACATCAATTTTACCATTAGCAGTCATTTCTATCCAACTGTTACCACTGCCATGATCTATACGTACCAAGTCTTCCGTGTTATGGAATAATATTTGATGTCCTGTGCGTGTTCTGATACGCATAAGTTCGTTGTGTGGTAGCGTTACATCTCCACCCTTTTCACCCTTTTCAACATTGACATATTCTTTCTTTGTAGTTGACGCCGGACCTTTACGTAAAATCTTGTCATCTCCGTCGTCCATTACAAACACAGTGCCGCCAAGTCTATTGAAAGGAACCTGTGCCGCTGTACCGCCCGGTCCGTATCCTGCTTTAGGACTACCAGGACGCTTGTCATAAGGTCCAGGTGTGTTTATACCAAACACCATGCTTGGCAGTTCACGCCTTGCACTGCTTGTTGTTAATGCTCTTGTGCCATCTGAGGCAAGTCCTGCTTTGTGCAGTAAGTCCATCCATTCTTCATTGATAGGCTTTTTAAATTTTGTAGGGTCGTTACCTTTGTTGTCTGCGAGATTCTTTTTGTTAATTTCTCCAACAACAACCTTACCAGTACGCTTCTTGGCTTCCTTGGCACCTTCGCCTTTGGGACTACCTGTAAAGAAAGTTGATGCAACCTTGTCTGGTACGTTTAGGTTAACATAGTTGTCAGGTATACAACCAATCCAGAAACCCATGTTGGCCGCGCCTTCCGCAAACACAACAATTACTCTACTGCCAACGTCCGGCGGTGTCATCCACATACCATAAGCGGATTGTGTGTATGCAAAGTCTGTGTTTGCACTGATACCATTAACTGGTGTTTGTCCCCAGAATGGACTTGCATAACTTACCTTGAACGTTTGACCTTCACTGTCGTCATTGTTACCTGTTGTGCCTTTGAGCAGTTGTACTTCCAATGCACCCATATAGTTTGGATCAAGATGGCCAACCACACGTCCAACGTATGGACCTGCGTCCATTAATGCTTCTTGTCCTACCGTTCTTTTTTCGTTAGCCATTTAAAATCCTATGTTTGCACCTTGGTTACGAGCCGCTAATCTGTTATTAACGTCTTTTTGATTTTTTGCTTTTGCTTCTGCGGCGTCTGCGGCTTCTGCATCTGCAATATTCTTTTCAAATGCCGCCTGGTTCGCCGCCGCGTCGTCCTCGCCGCCTATACCAGAATTTTTTACATCATCCTGTTTGTTTACGTCTGCTTTCTCATCAACAATTTCTTGGTTGCCTTTTTCACCTGCCTGTGCTGTTGGCTTAGGTGACTGTTGCGGACGTCTTACAAGTTCAAGTGTTTGTTTAAATTCCCCTGAAGCAAACTCGTTCTTAACAGTAATTACCATATATAATCCGCTAAAGAAATCAACTGGCACAGTATCATTAGGGAATCCCATGATACCGTTTTCTCTATAATCTATTGGTGTTCTAAATAATACTTCAACATCCACTTCACCGTATTGGTAATCTATCGTGCCGTCTGCATCAATGTTAATATATTGTGTGTTCTCTGAGTTATAGTTACCTACACCACTGTCAGCAATATAATAAGGATCGCCCATGATTGTCATGTCAAGTGTTAGCAAGTCAGCATCACTGTTTACGATTGCTTCATTAAATCTACGTGCAATTTCAACCTGCATGTCATCAAGACTAACCGCACCTGCGGCTTTGGCATTGTTCTTTTGTACTATTCCTGCTTTGTTGCTAACCTGCGAATCATTGTTTACTGCTGTTGCTTTAATTTTTTGTTTTGGATCTTCTCCTTCTTTAGAACCGTCTGCCAAGTTATTCTTTGGCAGTGTACCTGGACTCATGCTTTTAAAGAATGTGTTATCAAGATTAATTTCAAGATCTAATATATCTTCGTTTGCGCCACTGTAAATGTAATTGTAACGTTTTACACATTGTTTTTTAAGTTCTCTTAGACCGTATGGTGTTTCGTCTGGTGCAATAAATTTACTTTCGTGTACCATGTATGGTAAAATTCTAAACACATAAATTCTTGGAGGTCTACCTAATTTCTTTTCTGTTTTTCTATCTGTGATATTAAAAACTTGTGTATCAATTTTAAACCAAGGACGCATACCTTTTTCTGCTGGTGCACTAATAATGTTTCTACCGTATTCGCTTAGGATTACAAGTTCTTCAATAATATCCTGTATCCTTGTTCCTTGAATAAATTTAATTGCACCAAGTCCTGGATCAATTTGTAATTGTCCGTTTGCTCTGTGCCAAACTTTTTTATCCTTGTCATATGTAAATGACGCATCACCAAACGGTTGATTGTTTGTACCAAGTTTTTCAAGAGCAAACATTTTCGAAAGTCCTATTACATTACTATTACTTTCGCCTGTTTGCTTTGCTTTGATTTCTTCGCCAAGTGCTGTTTGTGTAATTAAACTTTTAACTTGCTCAACCCATGCTTCAAATACCGCTTCATCTACGTTGACATCACCCATCGCGGCAACCTGTGCATATAGTTCGTCAAGACTTGCTTCTTGTGCCGCAGTTTTTCCTTTTGAAGTTGTTGTTACACCTATTGATTCTGAGTCGTTACCTGCATCAGTGGCACTTTGGCCAGCGGCGCCGCTACTGCTTAATTTTCCTTTACTTGCACGTTCTTTTGGAAATACTACAAAATATTGATCTGCTGTATAAACTTGTTTGTCTTGTGCTTTTTTACCTTCGTGTTTGTTAAGTTCATTGGATAAACTTTTTATGTTACTTTGTAACATTTCTTCTAACGTTCTACCCATTAGTGTAACATCAACTGGAATACGCTGTGTTTCATCCATTAATGCACCTTCGTTATATGCAACACCTTCAACAACATAAGAACTTCCTCCTGCTGTTACACTTAAATCACTACCAACAAGTTTAAATGGCATATTTTTAGATGCTTCAGGAACCACATAAACTTTTCCGTTATCGTCGTATCCTATAAAATCAATAGTAAGCAAGAACGGAGATTCTAAATAGTTTTCATGTCCTGCTTGGTATGACGCCATTTGCAATGTTTGTAAAAACAATCCCATGCTGTAAGGTTCTGTAATTTCAAGTCTAAAACCTACAGCATTAGTTGAACCTTTTTTACGTGTAGGTGCAATAACTGTTTCGATCTCTAATGCATTAATAAAGTATTCTGCTTTTTTGTTTGCAGTTTCATATGCTGTTAAAACTTTTTTGGCGCCTAATCCACCGCCACTTTGTAAAATAGCAAATTGAGGTTTTTTAATTTTGTATGATTCATCAGGATTATTAAGTTCGTCATTGGTTAATGCATACAAACCAATCTTGTAATTAAAACTTGAATAGTTTCTTAATGAATTGTGCAATGGTAATTGTAAAGTTCTACCATCCGCTGTTCTTGCAGTGTATTTGTCTGCTGTGGCATACTTCGCCCTGTTATTCATTGCATCATTGTCGGGATTAGATGTTGCAGTATTTTCTTTTTCTTTATCTTTAGTGGTGTCAGTTGATGAAGCATTGGTATCAACATTTGTATCTTGAATTACTTCCGTGCCTTCATTCTCAGATGAACCTGCCGCATTGGCATTGAGTTCGTCTTTGTTCTCTGCTGTGTATTCCTTCATTAACGCGGTTGCGTCTTTACCTGGAGGTGCTGTTGGTTTAGCCATGGATTAAATCCCTAACAACGTTCGTAATCTACTACCCTTTGGAACACGTATCTCAGTACCAACTCTAAAATCAAATACTGGATCTTTTAGAATGTCCATGTTACGTTGTGCATAAACCCACCACAACTTTGGATTACCATACATGTCATATGCAAGTAAGTCCGGACGTTGATGATACTGTGATTGTATTTCATACACCACATCATCTGGATCTGCTGGCACTGGTCTAATATTTAGAATGTTTAAATATTTTCCACTTCTATTAATTCCTGTTTTACCCCAAGGTGAACTTGTAACTGCCATTAGATAAATCCTTTATTGTTTGAGCCAAGGTATCCGCCTTTAGCAAATTTGTCTAAACTAAATTTCTCAACAAGTGCTCTTGAGTAGATTGGTTGTATGGTTACCGTCATCTGACTCTCTGTTGGAACATATGATTTTTCACCGTCTGTTGTAGAATACTGCTCTTCGGCTTCGTCGTCTTCATATTTTTCTCCAAGGTCTGCCATATCAACTGCAATGTAGTCAACATCAGTAGGCATATCAAGTGTAAAGTTTGTTACGATCACAGGAACATCTTTGAATACATAATCTCCATAACCATTTAATTTTACTACTGGAGGTGGAGCACCTTGATTAGAACCTTCACCGTAAAACATTTTTGTAATTGATCTCAAATAATGTAATGCACCAAGCCAATACATACCTTCTGTAGAGTTTTGAGCATAAAACTGACCTGTTAGTGTCATTGCGTCCACTTGTGAGTTCTGGTACGCAAAGAACGGATAATTACTATGTACAGGGGTTATAGCACTATAAGATGCGGCATGACTCATAATAATTGTTGGTGTATATGGAAACGCAAGACCGCCTGTGTCAACTAACGGTTTAAGCAGTGAACTTTTTTGAAAAGAAGGAATGTTAGGAATACTTAATTTTACACGCCAATCTTTACCATTTGGGTCTGTCGCCCATTTAGCACTACTAACCGATATTTGGTCATCGGCTTCCCCATCAACTGGAATTGTTCGTGAACGTATACCTTTCATAAACCCTTCAGCAGAGTCTTTAAAACTTTGTACACTGTCACGAGCCAAGTTCACGGCTGTATTGACTATATTTCCATCTTTCTTATTATCAACGCTCATATTATTTTGGTGTCCTAACTATAAAGTATTTATTGACTTTTTTATCAGAGTAGTTTATAATAAGAGTTCAAATAGGAGAATTCATTGAAAAAAGTAAATTATTTAAACAATAAGGACTTGTTAAAGGAAATACATAAGTCAAAAAGCACGTATTGTAGTTATACAGACGACACGTATGCTGACTTTGATATTATTCTACCAAGTATTGACAAAATTAACGTAAGAACTATAGCAGAAGCAAAAAGGAACAAAGCAAAAAAATTAGGTACAGCAGACTATGAAGCACGTAAGGCAAACGGTGAAAAAGTAAAACAAGCCGAATGTGCTATTGATTACAGAAAAATTACAAAAGAAGAACTAATCTTCCGTATTATGACATTTGATCATATTCCAGAAGAAAAGGGTCGTAAAAAGAATCCAAAGACAGTAGCAGACACAAGAGTTAAATTAAACTTTCCACCATTCCAACATTACAAGTTTGATGAAAATGATGAACTACAAGTTGTAGGTAAATCACATTGGGAAGGCGGTATGTCTAACGGTAACTTTAGTTTGAAGCATGGCAAGACTACAGAAAAACTTGCTCGTATGTGGATGAAGTTATGTGATAGATATGCAACACGTGGTAATGTACGTGGTTACACTTATAATGATGAAATGCGTGGACAAGCAATCTTACAATTAACACAGATTGGATTGCAGTTTGATGAAAGTAAATCACAAAATCCGTTTGCATATTATACTGCGGCAGTAACTAATTCATTTGTTAGAGTTATTAATATCGAAAAACGCAATCAAAATATTAGAGATGATATTTTAGAAATGAATGATATGACTCCGTCCTTTACAAGACAGCAACAGGGCGAATGGGAGAGACAAGTTGAAGACCAAAGAAAACTTATGGCAAAGCAAGAAGCCGAAAAAGCATCTAAGAAATCTTTTGTTCCACCAACAGTCAAAGCCAAAGCACCAAGGTAGCCAATTAAGGTTGACTTTGCTTAACAAATGCAGTACAATATAAAGAGTATAGTAATTAGAAGGATATATTTTGTTTAAAAAATGTGCAGTATTCACGGATATCCACTTTGGACTAAAGTCCAATTCAGTGGCTCATAATCAAGACTGTGAAGATTTTGTAGATTGGTATATTGCCAAGGCAAAAGAAGAAGGTTGTGAAACAGGTATCTTTATGGGTGACTGGCATCACAATAGAAATAGTCTAAACATTGTTACAATGGATTATTCAATCCGTTGTCTTGAAAAACTCGGTAAAGCATTTGAACAGTTCTTTTACTTTCCTGGTAACCACGACTTATATTACAAAGACAAAAGAGATATCCAGAGTGTAGAATTTGCAAAACACATCGACGGTGTAACTGTGATTGATGAAATTACAACAATAGGCGATAGCACAATGGTGCCGTGGCTTGTTGGTGAAGAATGGAAAAAGATTCCTAAGATTGAAACAAAATATATGTTTGGACACTTTGAACTTCCAAACTTTTACATGAACGCAATGGTACAGATGCCTGACACAGGCGAATTACAATCTAAACATTTTGTACATCAAGAGTATGTGTTTAGTGGACACTTTCATAAAAGACAAACACAAGGTAATGTAACATATATCGGAAATGCGTTTCCGCACAACTATGCAGATGCATGGGACGATAAACGTGGTATGATGATATTAGAACATGGCGGAGAGCCACAGTATCTTGATTGGGAAGATTGTCCTAAGTATAGAACAGTAAAACTGAGTCAACTAATTGATCAAAAAGATACACTATTAAAAAGTAAAATGTATCTTAGAGTTACACTTGATATTCCAATTAGTTATGAAGAAGCAAGTTTTATTAAAGAAGAATTTATGAGAAACTACAGTTGTAGAGAACTTACATTAATTCCAAGTCAACAAGATGACGAAATAAACAGTGATATTGATATTACAAAGTTTGAAAGTGTAGATCAAATTGTTGCAGAAGAAATTAATGCTATTGATTCAGACAACTATAATAAGCAAACGTTATTGAACATTTACAACGAGTTATAGAATGATACTAATTAAAGACCTAACAGTTAAGAACTTTATGAGTGTGGGTAACCAGACTCAAGCAGTTAACTTTAATAATAAACAATTAACCTTAGTCCTTGGAGAAAACTTGGATCAAGGTGGTGACGACAGTGGGTCACGTAACGGTACAGGTAAGACCACAATCATTAACGCATTGAGCTATGCGTTATATGGTGTGGCACTAACAAATATTAAACGCAACAACCTTATTAATAAAACTAACGGCAAAGGTATGTTAGTTACTCTTAACTTTGAAAAGGCAGGAGTAAATTATAGAATTGAAAGAGGACGTGGTCCTAACTTGTTGAAGTTCTTTATCGATGAGCAAGAACAAGACATTGAGGATATGAGTCAAGGAGATAGTCGTAAGACTCAAGCAGACATTGGCGAACTACTACAAATGAGTCATGAGATGTTTAAGCACTTGGTTGCGTTAAACACTTACACAGAACCTTTCTTAAGTCTAAAAGCAAACGATCAACGTGCTATCATTGAACAGTTACTTGGTATTACTATACTTTCTGAAAAAGCAGAAGAACTAAAAGTCAAACAAAAAGAAGTACGTGATGCAATCACGGAAGAAACTGCACGTATTAATGCTATACAAACAAGTAATGATAAGATAGGCGAAACTATTAACAGTTTGCAAATTAAAAGTACTGCTTGGAAAACGCAAAATGCAAAAGACTGTGATCGTTTACAAACAGGTATTGATGAATTAGAACACTTAGACATTGAAAAAGAACTTTCTAATCATGAATTGCTTTCTAAGTGGGAAGAAGTTGATGCGTCAAGAAGAAACTTGACTAAGGAAAAGGCAACACTTGAAAGTGCATTATCGCAAACAGATAGACAGGTTGCAAAAACAAGCAAGGAACTTGAGCATCTTGATGAAGCAACGTGTCATGCTTGTGGACAAGATCTGCCTGATGAAAAAATTGATGAAATACAAAAGAAATTAGAAGAAGAATATGCTGACACTATGTCTTACTTGATGGAGATTGATACAAAGTTTCAAAAGGTACAGACTAAACTTTCTGAGTTAGGCGAAGAAAGTGTAAAACCTAATACGTTTTATGAAACTGCAAAAGAAGCATATGAACACAGAAGCAATGTTGATAACTTAAAACAAGCACTAAAGGCAAAAGAAACAGAATCAGATCCTTACATTGATCAAATTGAAGAATTAAAGAACAGTGCTATACAAGAAGTTGATTGGAATTCAGTTAATGATTTAACTTCTATGAAAGAACATCAAGACTTCTTGTACAAACTATTAACAAACAAAGATAGTTTTATTCGTAAGAAAATTATTGAACAGAATCTTGCATATCTAAACAACAGACTAACAAATTACTTAGATAAGATTGGATTGCCGCACAGTGTTGTATTCCAAAACGATCTAAGTGTACTAATTACACAACTTGGACAGGACTTAGACTTTGACAACTTGAGTAGAGGTGAACGTAATAGACTTATACTTGGTATGAGTTTTGCTTTCCGTGATGTATGGGAAAGTTTATATCAAAATATTAACTTGATGTTCATTGATGAATTGATTGACAGTGGTATGGATACTGCTGGTGTTGAACAAAGTCTTGCAATACTTAAGAAAATGGGTAGAGAGCGTAAAAAGAATATCTATCTAATATCGCACAAGGATGAATTGCAAGGTCGTGTACAGAACGTACTTAAGGTTGTAAAAGAAAATGGATTTACAAGTTACGCAAACGACATTGATATTGTACAATGAGCATAAACGACGATACACACGATAAACTAACCAAAGCATATTTGGAGTATTTTAAGGAAGTTGCACTTTTTGAGAAGCATGGCGGAGAACGCACCATGCAATCAAGCCGAAAATGGCTCAGAGAGATACGCACACTGGCTAAAATACGTATGGATGAGATCAAATCCGAGTTTGATGCCAAAAAAGAGGCTCGGAAAAAATCTTAAACGTAAGTAAGTTCATGCAGTGGACTTATAAAGGTAAAGAAGTAAAAGAAATCCCAGACGATATAGAAGGGTTTGTGTACATAATCACAAATCTTACTAACAACAAAAAGTACATAGGCAAGAAGTTAGCAAAATTTAAGACCACTAAACCACCACTTAAAGGCAGAAAGAACAAACGCAGAGGACACAAAGAGTCAGATTGGCGTGACTACTGGGGAAGTTCAGACAAACTCAACGAAGACGTACAAGCATTAGGCACTGATAAATTCACAAGAGAGATACTTTACTATTGTAACAGTAGAGGCTTGATGAGTTACCTTGAGGCAAGAGAACAATTTGAACGCCGTGTGTTAGAGAGTGACGATTATTACAACGGAATTATTAATGTTAGAGTTGGCGGTTCAAAGATTCTCAAAGAAGCACTTAACAAACTATAGGCTATAAACAGCACATAAGGTTAGCGGGCCAGTTTACAATACCGCCGAGCAAAAAGTCCCGTAGTAAGGACACTCGTACACGTTGATCGACCACCATTGTGAGGAATCCATCAAAAGAATTGGGACCACAGGTTGACGTAGATTGAATGCTGTCAGTCGAAGAACACAAACACAGTTCATAAAAACTCCTTAGCAATAGGAACGAAGCGGGAGGTAGCGTTAGCGATGTCGACGTAGGTTGGGAAAGGTCAGAGCCCATTGAACTTTGTGTATAAACAAACACCTACTTCCAAGTCTTGGCTGTGACGAGCTCACATGATGTTCAAGATTAGATGGAACCAGCGAGTAGGTTCCGTCTGACTGAAACAAACTACATGATGCTAAATTGCTTCGCAATTATTATATCACTTATTAAAAGATATAATGTTTGAGCGTAAGCGAAAACATAGTTGCTCAAAGAGCAACTTATAACAATTTAGTATGTTTTGATATTCAAACAGTTCTAATCGTATAGATCAGGATCACGCCCTAATCCACTTGGTCTTTCCGGATGTACTTCAAGTACTACATACTCTTCATCTGGTCTGACTTCTTTAAGTTGTTCCACAGTCTGAAATGCTTCACTCTGCGAAAGTGCTGATATGATCGCATTCTTAGGAACAACAACATAATTTGTATCTGCCATCGTAAGATTATTTAAAAGATATTGAATAGAATAAATAGTTATAGTTAAAACAAAGGACTTATTGATGAAAGTAACGCAGATTATTGCTGAATCCACTAAAAAACCTGTTTCCGAGGCGCCTGTAAACTTCTTAAAGCAGTATGGAAAGAAGGTAATTGCTAAAACAGCCGCTAAAGTAGGTGCAAAAAATTTCGCGGCGGGCGTTGCAGGCAACGTAGACACGGGTGCTGAAGCAAACGAATTGCGTAAGAACTGGCAAGCACACCAAGGTAGCATTGGTGGTAGCATGAAGGCTAATGATCCAAAAGAATTTAAAAATTGGCTAATGAATAACGGATTCAAGGACAAAGGTCCAATCATTGATAAAGCAATCGCTGATGCGGCAGGAGCCGGGGAAGGTGCAATTGAACCAGGAAGTGTTGTTAAAAGTAAATCAGGACAAGATGTTTTAGCAGGTATTGATGGCAAGCCTACCATGATCAAACCTAACGATGAAAAAGGCAAAGCAGAAATTGTAGCATTGGCTAAGAAAAAAGGTATCAAAACTGCTGGCGGGAAAAAATACGACGGCGGACCATTTAATAAGAAAGTGCTTGATAAAGCATTACTACAAATAGTACAAGATTCAAAAAAAGCGGCTCCACAAGATGGAGAAGAACAGCCTAAGCAAGATGATAAAACACAACAGCAAGGACAACAACAAGGGCAACAGCCAGGAAAAACAACACCAGCGCCTGCACCAGCACCAGGACCAAAAGGTCCAACTGCAACTGAATTAGACGCAGATATTAAAAGACAATTAGACCAAGCAACCAAGGGTGAAAAAGATTACGCATTGAAAAAATTAGGATCTGGTACAAAACCACCAGCACCTAAACCAAGTGCAGAAGTGCCTGGCAAGAAACCAGCACCAGCACCAAAAGGAGCAGAAACTCCTCAGAAACAACCTGCACCGGTTACTAAAACAGTAACATCAAAGGCGGCACAACAACAGCAAGGTGATAAACCAAGTTATCCAACTGGTACTCCAGACAAACCGGCTAAAGCACCAGCAGTACAGGGAGCCGAGTAATACTATGAAACTACAAGAAGTAACAGCATACAATCTTAAGTCAGAAGCAATATTAACAGAATCTCAATCATGGGAAATGTTAACTGAGCAACAAAGAATTTATGTAGGTTCATGGGAAAAGAATGTTTGGCCATTAGTTGAGCAGTACAGCAAATTAATGGAAGCCGATCTTAAACCAGATCAAATTAAAAAGATTTTCCAAGATGCTGAAAAGGTATCAATAGAAGGCGGAGAGAATATGACTGCCTTAGGCAAGGCAGGTAAAGTAACTGCTGAAGTCTCAGGTAAGATGAAAGCAGAAATTGATAAGTTAATGGATGCCGCGGCAAACAGCGGACCTGTTAAGAACTTTGATGCACAGTTTGAAAAATTAAAATCACAACTAAAAACTAAACTACAAGGAAATCCAGCAGGACAAAAGATTCTTGCAGGAGTTGAAAAGTGGGGAGGTTTTGCAAAAGACAATCCAGCCAAGAGTGCATTTATTATTGGTGCAATGACATCGGTACTTGCATTTGCAAGTGGTGGTATTTTAAGTGGTGCCGCAATTGGTTTCTTCTTAAAGTTAGCAAACAACACTATTAAAGGCGATAAACTTTCAACAGCAATGGCCAAAGGTGTTAAAGGCGCGGCAATTGGTGCTATTGCAGGTGCGTTGGGCGATGCAATTGGCGGTGCGGCGGAAGATATGTTCCCACCAGAAATTACACAAACGTTTATGACTACGAATGGTGAGATTGACATAACACAATTAGATGCTATGGCAGATGGTGTTAGTATCGAAGACTTAGATTCAGAGGACATTAAAGAACTTATTCAGTCAAGACAAGCACTATTACAAGTTATACCTAAAGTAGATGGTGAAGCATCAGAAGTATTAGATCAACAACTTAAAGCATTGAACGACAAGATATTTGAACTTGAGCCGGACGGTGCAAACGCGGCAGAAGCCATTGACAATCTTCAAGACAAGTTTGGTATTGAAGGTAAAGGTGTTGACATTGTTGTAAAACAAAACGTTACAGGTGATGCAAACGTTAATTTAGCAGATCCAGATAAGTTAGGTGATGAAGGCGACTACGGTTCAGAACCTGAGCAAAACGTAGGTGGTACTGGCAAAGACACAGTTGACACAACAAGCACTGCTGATCCAGACGGAGATGTAGGTGCTGAAGGTACAGTAAAAGCAACATACAGTTCGGAAGAAATGAATGAACTTGGTATGGATACTTCTAATCAACCAGAAAGTAAACTTATTGCAGATGCAGTAACAGATACAGATTTAACACCGGCTGAAGTTGAAAAACTACAGCAAGTATACCAAATGGAAAAAGCCATTGAGAACAGAAAGTTCTTAGGTTACAAAATGTCAGCAGAAACATCTATGAAAGATTACATGGGTGGAGAA